TCTATCCATTAGTGATAGGGTTCTTTGTTGCATTGATAATAGAACAGATCTTTAGAGCACAAGACAAAGCACCACAAGTACTTAGATCTATGGCAGTACGAAAGTATTTCTGGAGACAAGCGTGGTTGTTTAATATCATATGGTTTGTATGCTATGCCATATTATTATTTGTAATGAGACCAGGCCAGTCAGCAATGCCTGATCTAATTTGGCAAGGTTGATAACTTATGCTAATATGTTAGAAAGAGATCTACCTATGGACGAAAACCCATTCTGGGGTGAACCTACTCCCACTGATCTGTGGGATGATATGGATAAACTCAATGAACTATACGAAGAACTTGGATGGGATCATATTGATTACCTAGAGTTTGCTATTGAAGGTAACCATATAACTATTAGAAATAAATCGAGGGAAGGCAGATGAACATCGTGTATACTATGACAGATTGTAAGTACTGCACCCTAGCTAAAGAACTGATGGCAAGAGCAAAGGTAGAGTATAAAGAGATCCTAGTTGACAGGGACATTACTAGGGAACAGGTCAAACTTGATCTCAACAAGGAGGTTGTCACATTTCCACAAGTAGTGTATAATGGTGACAACTTAGGAGGACTAGTAGAGACAGCACGACATTTTAAATCCATTGGGTTGGTCTAAATAGAAACGAATTGAGGATTATAATTATGCCTGAGATGCTTTATTTCAGTGCTGTTACCAGTCTAATTTTCTTTATTCTAGGAGGTATCATTGGATGGATAGGAAACGATGTTGTATACGCTACTACTACAAAGGAAGAACCACCTGCTAGTTATGACCACCCAGAAATGTATGATGCTAATGGCAATGCCTATTCTGGAGACCTTCTACACGTTCGCTTCCACGAACAAGAGGTAGAAGATGAGGACTAAATACTAAAAACCTGATTATTATGGCTGAATCATTATTAATTTCTGAAGTGCTGCAAAAGGTTAGCAATGCCAAGACTAAGGCAGCAAAGATTAATCTTTTACGGGAGCATAATAGTAATGCTCTCAGGAAAGTTTTGATTATGAACTTCGATCCTAGTATCGAATCTGCTTTGCCCGAAGGTGCTGTACCATATAAACCTAATGAAGCACCTCCAGGAACAGAGCATTCTCAACTCAGCACAGAACATAGAATTCTTCACTACTTTGTGAAGGGTGGTGCTGATGATCTCTCTAGTCTTAAGAGAGAAACAATGTTCGTAGGTCTTCTAGAAGGGTTACACGAATCTGAGGCAGAGGTAATCTGTCTAGTTAAAGACAAGAATCTTAAGAAGAAGTATAGGATTACTGAGAATGTAATCAAGGAGGCATTCCCTCAAATAAAATGGGGTAATAGAACTACACCACCTAAACCACAAGGTAAAGGATGGTCATCACCAGGCGAGAGAGCAACACAGGGAGTACCACTTCCTTCTATGGCTGTCAATCCTAATGAGACATCCTACGGAGGTTAAGACTTCCTTAAATTGTATCAGTCGATACAAAACTACTTGACTATATAATATAACTGTGTTATTATTAACACAATCGTTCAACCCAAAAGGGTCGCAAGTAAGCCGACACGGAACGGATACGTTCATCCCAGTATGTTTCATCTAGCAGTTATTGCATCTACCTTCTCTTGTATGGACGCTCAACTTCTTATCGATAAGATGTATGAGTTTAATATAGAGGATGAGACACGAGCAGAAATGATTCTGGTTGTGATAGAAGAAACACCTGAATGCTGGGACGCAAATGCCGACTGAAGGAACGGGGATTAAACCACCCTACTTTCAGGAGAAAGCAAATGACAACAGTCACTTATCGTGGAATCAAGTACGATTCTGAAGAGTACAACGCAAGAGTGCTTGCAGAAGCATCAAAGCGTAACAGACACGATCTAATGTATCGTGGACTCAAGGTTAACAGCAAGGCATCACCTTGCAGCTAACACCAAAGAGACCCCTAAATAGGGGTCTTTTTTTATGGCCTACATAATTAAAGTGGGAACTAAATGGACAAGGCAAAACTTAAAACAGTAGTAAAGGACTTGAAATCTTTATTAACTGTGCTAGAATCAGAAGTGTATTCTGATGTGGATGCTTATACAGCTAACCAACCTAGGAATACATTAATAAAATCTACATACCTAAATCTCCAAGATGATGACGGCTACACTGACTGATGAACAACTAGTATTGAGACAGCAAGTACTTGTGAAACTTCTTCATTCATTTGGTACCACTTGCACATCCAAAGCAATCTATGCTTGTGCGGATGAGTGGATAGCAAAGGGACATAAGATCACCAATGGTGTTGTTCCGTACTTTAGAGCGTACTATGAAGGACAAGAAAGCAGCAAAGTTAATTATCAAAAGGAGTAAAGAACATCCAGGATGGTATACAGAACAAGAAGTATACTATGCTAAAATGATTAAGAAAAGAATCAAAGCAAACAAACTTCGTAATGTAAAAGATGAGAGTGGAAGCGGAACTAGTTGAACCTATCTTTCCTTTGCCATTAGCATACTATAAGTATCCTGATGACAAACATAAGGAACTGTTAGACGCAACTCGACAAGCAATTAAAAAGGTGCAACCTGGCTTTGCAGAAGGTAAGGCAGGTGCGTTAACGCATTTTTATCAGCATCAAAAAGAACATTTGTTATACGATAATGAAGATGAAATCTTCCAGCACTTTCACGACTGGTTGGAGGAATGTTATGCTGACTATGTGACTAACGTACAAGGTTGGAAGATGACAGATAAAACATTCATCACCGACTGTTGGGTTAACGTTACTAAGGAGGGTGGTAATCAGGTACTACATTCACACGCTAATGCATTTGTGTCTGGTACATACTATCTGCGTATGGAAGATGGTTCTGGACAGATAATGTATATCAATCCTTGTGCAATGGCTAACAGACCTTACTTTGGATTTGATAACTGTAAAGCTACACCTTACAATGAGGCACAACACTTTGGTAACTGTCAAGAACAGTATCTTATTTTGTGGCCAAGTAATCTATCTCATATGACCACACCTACTGAGAAGAATGCCACTAGAGTTTCTATCTCTATGAACTTTATGCCACAGGAATTCCTAGCTGGTGCTTATAATTTTAAGGTGACTAAGAAGTGAGAATATCACCTAATAGAATTGACTTACGTAGTATGTTTGCTACACCTCTTGGCACATATAAAATGCCTGAGGATAAGCACGAAGAATTTAAGGTTGCTGTACGTGAATCAATAAAAAAATCTGACGTAAGAATTAATGATGCAGCACCATCTTTAAAACATTATTATCAGAAGAGTGCAGAGCATTTACTGTATGATAATGATGAACCTATCTTTAAATATTTTCATAGGTGGTTGGAAGAATGTTATTGTGATTTTGTTATAGATGTACAAGGATATAATAGTTCACAAGATGTGTTTGTTACTGACTGTTGGGTTAACGTAGCAGCAGAGGGTGGTCATCAAGTGATGCACGCTCACGCTAACTCTTTGGTATCTGGTACGTACTACGTACATATGGAAGGGCAGTGTGGTGATGTGGTGTTCTGTAACCCTTCAAATTCTGCTAACAAACCTTACCTACAACATATGATACTAAAGGACTCACCGTTTAGTGCTTCACAAGAGATAGGTAATGCAAGAGAAGGTCATCTTATATTATGGCCAGGTCATTTAAACCATTACACCTTGCCAACTGGAGCAAATTCTGCTAGAGTATCAGTCTCAATGAATTTTATGCCACAGGTACTTACGTATGGTGGATACAATTATAGGTTAACTAAAGATGAGTAGAGAAAGAGTCATTGAAATGTTTCCTAAAGCATTAGGTGTTTATCGTTGGGATAATACTGATGGACATAAGCAACTTAAGGAGGCGGTGAGAGAAAAGATGAAGACCAAGGAGATCGATGGTTCTCCTGTGTCTAAAGATATATTTCACTTCTGGAATAAGAGTGGAGAGAATTTTCTAGATGAAGATGCACCTATCATCAAGGACTTTGAAAAGTTTTTGGGTGAGAGTTACCTAGATTTTATGAAGGATGTTAATAAGTGGGATGTGGTTGATGAGTATATTATTACTGACTGTTGGGTTAATGTTACACGTCAGGGAGGGTGGCAGTATAAGCACAGTCACGCTAACTGTGTTATCTCAGGCACTTACTACTTAAATTTTCCTGTTGGTGCTACTGGTATTACGTTCCACGCACAGACAAAGGAGAAGAGTGACCCGTACCTAGCATTAAATCCCAAAGACATATGTCAATTTAACAGTGAGTCCTTGACTATGATGCCAGAGGAGGGTATACTCTTCCTATGGCCAAGTCAACTTACACACGAGTGTAAGATCCTGACCACTAACGTACGTAGGGTATCAATTTCTATGAACTTTGTACCTGCTGAGTTAGACACTGGCATTTATCGTTTACGTTTATCACGATGAAAGTATCAAGAATGATCCGAAAGGCTCTTGAAAAACCTTGGTTATATACCACTGAGGAAATGGACAAGATGAATATGTCTCTCAAAGAAATTGAAAGAGACAGAGAAATGGATGTCTGGATCCGTCGTACTAAGCAAGGATTCTATAACAAACCGAAACCAGAATGAATGTAACACTTGTTTCCGTCACTCCTGAAGCAGAGAAGACAATGGGTTACGTGGCGAGAGTCAGCAACCCTAACAACCAAGACAACCCTAAGGTCGCAGGACTTCTAGGGTATTGTATTAAGCACGGTCATTGGTCTGTATTTGAACAGGCACATATGACATTGGAGATTAACACTACACGTGGTCTTGCTGCTCAGATACTGAGGCACCGTAGCTTCACATATCAAGAGTTCTCGCAACGCTATGCTGATAGTAGTTTGTTGGGTGATACCATTCCACTTCCTGAATTGCGTAAGCAAGACTTGAAGAACCGTCAGAATTCTACTGATGATATGGATCAGAGGAAGGTGAATCATTATAATAGAAAGATGCAACAACATTTCAAAGAAGGTATGAAGTTGTATCAGAATATGTTAAAGGATGGTGTTGCTAAGGAATGTGCACGGTTTGTACTACCTTTAGCTACCCCTACCCGACTCTTTATGACAGGTAGTGTTCGGTCTTGGATACACTACATAGAATTGAGAAGTGGTCACGGTACACAGAAAGAGCATATGGATATTGCCAATGCTTGTAAGGATGTATTTCGTACACAGTTTCCTATAGTATCGGAGGCATTAGGATGGACTGGTTGAATGATATTAAAGTATGGGATGATGTTCTAGATAAAAAAGCATTATCATCTGTCTTTAGATATCTTTCACAAGGTTTCTATTCATTGCAGCGAGCTAATGATTCTGCTGCTTGTGATAAGGCGAGACATTTTCTAGCACAAGAAAGAAGTGAAGAAGAGATAAAAAATTATCAACTTGAATACGTTCAGGATATGATGAAGCACGATCCAATGGATCCAATGCGTGCATCAGATTTATACTGGACACGTGTTCATAAAGGTGATCCTAGTTGCGACAAAGAAGACGAAGACTTATGCAAGGCATTGTATGAGGCACTTACAAAGGTCTGTAAGGTGCCACCATATGAATCCTTACCAAATGTATATACAAATCTTC